GTAATCTTTATGACTCTAGGATTAGTTGGCTCAACAATGTAGTCTGTGTTTAAAGTAAGTGTCTTGTTAAAGCTACCGTCATCATTTGTATCTAACTTAACTATTAAGCCAGTAGTTGTTGAAATGTCAGGTGTATCTATGTACAACCTAGTTTTAGGTGTAAAAGTTTTATCGACAACTGTGCTATCTTGCGAGAATTTTCTCCCACAAATACTATCAATTAATCTACAAGCTGAATCAATAGCAGTATCGATATTGTCATCTTGTCCTGTACCTGACAAACCAATATATGCTTTTAAATCAGTTTTGTCCACATACTGTGCCACTTAAAACCTACTTAGCTTTATTTTCTTTAGGTGCTTTTGCTTTTGTTGTAACGAACTTAAGAGCTTTGTAATCTGCTTCGTGCATATCTTGACCTGCTTTGCCTATAAGTTTTCCTTTATTCCAACCTTTAGGTAAGCCTTCAGTTGACTCAGCACATTCGCCTTTGTCGTTACTCCATATATCTTTTTTTAATTTCATAATTTCCTTTTTGCTAGATGTCCCACTCTCGTAAGAGGAATGGGACATCAAAGCCATAATCTAATTTCTTAGAATCCTGTGATAGTACAGAATGCTGAAGCTCTATAAATAGGCATTCCCATTCGTACTGTTGCCTTCATAACAACAATGTCTTTTACGAAATTGTCATCATGAGAGTCGGACATAGCAACTTCCATACCTTGTCTTGCGACAATATGAATAGCTTGTCCACCACCGAATACACCAACGATTACTGTACCTGCACCTGCTTCTGTTGATAATACAACAGGCAGTCCCCAAAGGGTAGGTGCAACGCCACCACCGAATTGTCCTGCACCAACAAATAGAGGGTTTAAGCTACCACTTGTTGTAACTGCATTGACTTCGGTAACTAGTTGATACCAGTCTGAAGGGTGCATAATAATTGCGTCAGGAGTTAAGAAGCTATCTTTCTGAATTTCAGTAATTGCTTCATAAACTTGACCAATTCTTTTTAGGTTTCCACCATAAGCACCGTATCCGAACGTATTTATTCCGGTTTTATTAACGATTCCGGTTAAATTTGGTGCAACACCTGAGCCACCGACCATTTGGTCTGAGACTGCAAGTCTTACCATTGTTTGTAATCTTGAATCAAGATAACCTTGTACTGCTGAAACATCAGCTAACAATTCTTCTGTTACAGGAATAAAAGCACCGATTTTACGGATTTCTTCTGTTCTCTCTGTAAAAGCAAGAGCGTTTTCTCCAAGAGCCGTACCTTCGGCTTTTGCAGTTGCGTTGTTAGTGAATGTAGTTTCTTCCAAATACTTGTATTGATACTGGTCTGTTGTGATTGTATCAATAAGGTCAGGTATTTGTAATGGGTCAAGTGTAGCAGTTGGTACTACTAAGTCTGACCTTGTAACTGCAGGTGGGTAACCTGATTCTGTTAAAGTAGTTTTCATTTCTACTTGTGGATTCCACTTAAGTTCGGAGTTAATGTTCTTTTGTCCATTTTCCATAAAACTTTTGTAAGCATTAGAGTCCATAAATTGACCACCAAGAGATTTTCTTACTTCTTTTGGCTCGTCATTGTGGATAGGCATTGATTTAACTTCTTTGCCTTTTTCTAATGCGTCCTCAAGTCTTGCTTCTTGAACTTCAAGAGCGTTTAACTCGTTTACTTTTGCGTTAAGAGTCTCCAACTCGACATTGACATCTTCAATGGCTTGCTTTTTTTCAACTGAAACTTCTTGTCCACCTTCGAAGGCTTCCTTCATTTCTTGAATGTTAGCGTGTTGTTTTTCTCTTAATGCGTGGAGTTCCTGATTGAGTTCTGTTAATTTACTCATTCCTTTTCTCCTTCAATAGTTATGCCTTGACTTTGTGCCAAGACTTCTTGAGTTGTTAACCAAAGTTTGTCTAGTTCATCAGAAGGTTGCTTTGCTTCTTCTTTTTCTGAGCCAAGTCCAAGAATTGAGTCTATATCGTTATAAACATCTTGGATTCGGTCTTGAATCTGCATAAGAGAATCTTGAGCAGACTTTGATAACATTTTGCCTTTTTCTAAGCGTAAAGAAGTAAGTTCTTTTGCTCTATTAATGAAACTGTCGATTGTGTTAAGCACACTCTTGGCTTCATCTGTGAATCTAAGACCCGATTCAACATTTTTTACATCTTGTTCTTTTTGTTCTTTGACTGATAGCGTATGAGTTAATTGATTCGCACCAACAAGAACTGGAGATACTTCATAAACTGTTGCAGATTTTATGTACCTAACGTTTGTAGATTGTCCGTCTTTTGTAAACTGACCTTCTTCTGCGTCATCTACTTGAAATCCGAATGACCATTGTTGTAAGTCTCCCATAGCTTTGACAAGTTTATATGCTTCTTGTCCTGCTTCTGTATCTAAGAAAAATTCTCCTTTAGCTACTGCTTTTTCTTCGTCTTGCGAAATTGTAGCTTTACCAATAGGCGACTCCCATTTGTGAGACCAAACCATTGGTACTTCTTTATTCTCTCCCCAAGCTGATTTTAATGAGTTGGGTACAACAACATCTCCGTCTGAATCGACTGTGTTGAATACTGAGAATACTGCTTCTACTTTTCCTTCGGCTTCAGTATCTAAAGCAAAATTTACCGACTTAAATTCTTTGTCCATATTATTCTTCTTCCTTTTCTATCCACGCTTCGTTCTTTTCGGTGGAAGGGTCGTCTGCAATAAAGTGTCCTTTATCATCTCTTGCTCTTACTTTACTAGCTTCTGCTAATTTTTTTTCTTTATATGCTTTATCTACCTTGATAAGCAAACCTTGTTCAAGTAGCCACTTAATACTTTTCTGTGGTACTTTTTTATTATCAATAAGTTCGCCTTCAGCAAAATATTTATCTCCGACTGTTATGCCATTTACTACTTCATACATTATGTTATTATCTCCACGCTAAATTCTACGCCTAAGTAATCAATACTGTTTATAGTATAAACACCATAATTGCTTGCTTCAACAACTCTAGCAGAAGATACCACACCACCAAGTGTTGAGTCTCCTTCTATTGCTTGTTTTATACTTGAGCTTCCACTACCTGCAAGAAATTCATCAAGAGAATCTTGTGATAATTCTGCGTCAACTCTTGAAACATAAAGATAAAGAGGTATTTCGTATGAGTCTGAGCCACGAGACATTGTAGAATCATAATCTACTGAACTCATCACTCCAACTACGGCAGTTGGTGGCTCTATTGAATCAGGGACAAAAGAATAAACACTTAATCCTGAAATTGTTGCAAGTCTCGTTGAGAGACCTGACCTAATGCTTGATAAACTTGCCATAGGTTTACTATAACAAACTTTTTGCAGATAGCAGTAGCTTCGGAGTTTAGATGAATGAATGAAACAAAGCTACTGCTTCAATATCTGCTTTGTAACTAGGTACAGGGAATGAAACCTAGCCACAATTTTATAGTACCACTAAATGTCTCCTCTGTTACAGTCGTAGCAAAGTTCAGTTCTTCCGTCTAGTAAAGTTACCTTGTCGCACTCTTTACAAGTATTGTTTTCTTTTACTTGGCTCATTGTTCTCCAAACAAGTCATCAAAACACTTAGGGTGCGAGCCTGAAATGATTTGTTCCCAACCTGATTTATCTAGATAAGGAAAATACTCTTTGACTTCTTTTCTTGGTAAGTCCCACATAAAGTTATGCCAGTCTTTTCTAATGACATCAACCGTTCCTTCTTCGCCACACATAAAGCAGGGAGATGTTGGTACAGTAACAATATCGTCAAGAACATCTCTGCTCATAAATTTATAGTTACTCATTAACAGATGTGCATTTTGTATTGTGATATGTCCTGCACAGTTTTTTTCTTTTGGGCAGTTGCAATCAATTATCATTTTTGTTCTCTCTCCTCAAGTTGTATTTGTAGTCTGCGTATCATCAGCAACTTGCTCACTTCTTCCAGTTGGTTGACGTGGTCAAGATGATTGATGAGTTGTTTTATATTATCAAAGATTGTCATTTTAGAATCACATCTTCCTTCTCAAACTCTGCCTTACAATGCAAGCACTCAAGAGCAGACCACATCAAGTGAGTGACCTCAAGCTCAAGACTACAATCAGGACAATTAAATTTAAAAGTTGTTCGCTTCTGATAAATCATTACAGACTCATTTTCCCATTAGGTCTATTTAATAATTTCTGTTCCATAATCTTATCCCATACTTCTTTGTCGTGTCCATACATTGTCTTGAATGGCATATTCCTTCGTTTAACATCTGCTTTTCTAGTATGGTAACTATGCCTAATAAAAGTCATTGGTGTTTCTTCTATATTTTCTATTCTCTTATTCATATCCCTTTTCATTCTTTTGGGAAGGTCAGCGTTGCTATGTTTTCTTCTAGCATTTTTAAGTCTTTGCTTTGCCCTAGACTTATCATTAGTCCAATAATATATTGTTGACCTAGATACGTTAAAATGTTCTGCAATCTCTCTTTGAGAAAATCCTAATTCGTTTAACTCTCTCATATCAAGAATATCTTGCTCGGTAACTTTGTATCTATAATCAGTCATTCCATTTATCTTCATTGGCGAGACCTGTAACCTAATCTCTTGCCATTAAAAATAGTCCTGCCATTTTTTTTGCTTTTAAGTTTTCTGCGTGTTGCCCTGTTCATTCTTCCTCTCCCTCTGATTCTATTGTACGGACTTCAAACTGTCCTACGAGAATCTTTTTCTCAACGTCCTTCCACTTGTCGTAACCTAGCTTGATATTTTTATCAAACAGGTTGGAATACATTTGTTGAGCTTTTGCTTCCGTGTCAGCTTCTACCTCGAAGTCAACTTGGAATGTTTCACTAAATTTATATATAGCCATTTGTTTCTCCTTTATTAATTTCATTCATAGGGAGACCCTAATCGAAGATTCATAGTTTGTCAAATCTTAAATTATATTTATTTATTTCTTGTTGCAAAACATTTCATACCTGCTAATCTTTGATTATGAATGAAACAAACAAGGAGACAAAAATGACAATAGAAGATAAAAAACAATTAGCAGAAACAATTAGTAAATTCGCAGAATGGGACGGCTCAGATATATTAGATATTCTACAAATTGCATTAGAGGACGCTAATTACCACACATTAAACCAATGTTTAAATAGTGTTAGAAGGCAACAAAAAATTGAGACTAACGAAAAATATTGCATAAATATATAAGTACAAACAATAGAAACGGAGAATAACAATGAGAGAAATAAATAAAGAACTAGCAAAGAAGTTCTTTGACATTACAAATAAACAAGAACTAATTGACGGGAGTGGACACGCAATCTACTCAGTCGATTCGTTTGTAAAATGGGGAGAGTTAATCGATTTGCTTGAAGATGACATAAAACATTTAGAGCAAAAACATTTCTCAGGGAATACACATAAATCAACAATCTATTCTCACGCTACTGGCGAGAGATTGGATTATCTTGTTGGCATTGACAACAAAGATTTCCTACGTTGGTTTGGTGGAATCATTGGTGCTGACTTAACAGACGCCGATTACTTCTATGGTAGAGGTCGTCAGGGTAGCTTTATGGCAGACCGAATATTCGATAGGTTGCAAGATATTGCAGAAATCAATGAGAATGACATGAGAGCTATCATCAAAAAAATGGAACAGAGGAATAGAGAGGTTGGATAATGGCTAAGTGTAGCGTCAGTTGGTGTCACAATTTAGGTAAGTCTTATTACTCAGGTAATCGTGTTACTAAAAAAGGACAAGAATACTTTGAGATAACAGGAACTTGTTTTGGAGAATTTTATTACAAGACTCAATACTGGACTTGTAATATGCACTCAGATGATTATCAAGACGATAAGAGTTGGGACAAATTTCAAGAACAAAATAGTATTGCTTTTCGTATTTATAACAAAGTATGGCAGTAACAGTTCACGCTTAATCGAGACTCGGAAGCCCACCGTTCATTCGGTGGGTTTTTCGTTTGAGAAAAAATTTTTGTGCTTACCGACTTGTTTAGCCGTTGGGACTTGCCTCACGATAAATAACGTTGCACCGACAGTTGATTGTTTCTTTGGCAGATAGGTTTGGTGCTTTTGGATATTCAGCACTCTCTCCACCAACTCTAAATAATTCGTTTTGTCCTACAACTTGTCCGTCAGCTTGAATGTGTGTGTCTCTTGAATTGTTGAATTGTGTCTGCCACTCTTTTACGGTAATCAATCCTGATTTCTCTACTGCGTCATATTGTCCAAATTGTGATAAAGCCCCACCTTCTGTTCTAGCAATAGTCGAAGCTCTACCCATAAACTTTTTAGGTAAGGCATTCTCGACTTGTCCAGTAATGTACTCATAGACTGCGTCTCCTCGCAGACCCAGTTCGATTGCGTCATCATAACCTCGTCTGATTGCTCTGTTTAAATTAGCCTTAGTGGTTTTTGCCATATCAGGTAACACAGTATTTAATCTCTCATTCACATACGCTACTGCTTGTCGGTTGCTCACAGTTCTTGGTACTGGAGAGTTGACTGGAGGAATGTAGCCACCACCACGAGTTCGTATTGGATAGAAACCTTCGTTCACTACTTGACTACGGTTTTTCCTTCTAGCCTTGTAATCGTACAAGTCCGTGTCCTCGACTTCGGAGTAGCCTTTAAGAGTTTCAGGTAAGAGAATACCCATTTGAAATAATTCAAAGTCATACACCTCAGATAAGTACACATCATACAAATCTAGTTTCCAATCAAGCGTAGTGTCATCAATCAACTTATTCAGAATCGGAGATTGTCCATTCAAAATGGAATTTTTGTAC